TTAATAGGTGCTTGCTCAATCCTAATTGTCTGAACAGGACCACCAGCACTTGCCTTTGCTACAATCTGCTCAATCTCTTTTGCAGTTGGAGGAGGAGTTCCATTACCATTACCATTCATCTTCATAGTACCATCACCTTTCTTAGAAGCGGTCTGAATTCCGAAGCTAGCTAAAACTCCTGTAAAAACCGAAGCTATAAATGTGGGATCAATTTTCTGTTGTGGTATACCTGGTATAGAAACGTAGTTCAAAGTCAGAATTCCACCCGACCAGGCAAGAACGGTAATACGCACCATTGTGGAGATGATTGCCGCTTGCTCTTCGGGATCTGGAAGAATGGCATCTTTAACTTTACCAAAGACACCTTTCTTCTTTTCCTCTACCTCTTCTTTTAATTCTTCTACTTCCTTTACTTCTTCAGACATAAAAAATAAGAGTGACTATCTCTATATAGCACCCTTAGTATTTAAAATTGAATTGGAGCAACAGGTGCAACAGGTGCAGCAGCTTGTGGAGCAATATCTGGATTAGTTTGTGGGGATAAGTCAGGAGCACCTAAACCAGCAGCACCACCAAGTCCAGCAGCACCACCAAGTCCACCCATTACTGAATCAATTGCCTTCTCTTTAACATCCTCTATGATTGCCTCCCTATTAACGTAAACGTAGCCAACAGTGCCAACAACGGCAACAGATACAGCAGCAGACGCAACAGCAAGTACATTGATTAGTTTTTGCATTGTTCTATTATAAAGTAATTTATTTATATTTCTCCCCAGTATAATATGCTTTGTAATAATTGACAAGTCCATTCGTGGTTACTTGCTTACTACACCAATCATCAGCACATTCATAAATTGATTGATTAGAATATTTTCCTTCTCCAAAATTCTTAAAAAGGATTAGTAATACTCGTTGACGAAGAACCAATTGGTCTTCTGTAATTGTAGAATACTCAATGCTCATCAAATTAATCCTAAAGATCCTGCGGTTATGCCTACTGTAACAAAGAATCCGAACTCTAGCAAGTCCCTAGATCCTGCTGGCATAGATGTTAATAATACTGCTAAAGGGATCATTGTCCTTTATCGAAAGTGAATATCGTAACTAAGATAATAAGTGTCCCAATACCCACCACTGCTAAAAATAATTCAATTGTACAGTGGTGGAGCAGTTGGAACATTTATGAATAAATTAATGATGTTATTGGTCCGTTAAAAGCAAAATATAAACCGATTAGTCCAAAAAAGAATAGTTGTGGCATTGCACTAGGTATAAATACTACACAATTATATAGGAAACATTAAGTTTCCGTCAAGTATTTTTACCTAGTGAAGAGAATTATTGATATAATAACAACTCCTACCATTGCAAGACGACCATTCCATTTTTCAGCAAATCGCCAATAGTGATGATTCCAATCAATCATGCGCCAGATGGAACTGGAACGGGAACCGCTTCCATCTGACGAACTCTTATACCTTTACCACCATCTTGATCATCGTCATCATCATTGATTGCACGTAGAAATAATTCAATCAATACTAAAGCACCTATGGGGTAAAAACACCATAGGATTGCTGTTAGTGGTGAAATTGTATCTGATGCGGCTATGAAGTCGCCCATGTTTCTGTTCGCTGATAAAGTTACGAGTAATTATTTAGTTTTGTTAAGTTTTAGACTAAACCAGGAATGAATTGCCCTGTAAAGGTGTAGCTAGTAAAGGCAGCAACGCAGCCAACGATAGCAGCAATACCATTCCACTTCTCAGCGAGGGAGAAGTCAACTTGGTTTGTAGATGTTTCATTGTTCTTTGTAGTTTTTGCCATTAGTAGAGACCTGGAATGATTTGACCTGTAATTGCATAGGAAATTCCGAAGAACCAAATTCCCATCATTGCTGCACGTCCTTGTGCTTTAAGAAAAATAGATTCGTTAGACATTAGAGGATACCTGGAATGATTTGACCTGTGGTGACGTATGCACCCATAGCTGCGACGAAGCCAATCATGGCCATCCAACCGTTAAATTTTTCTGCTTCTGGTGTCATTGTTGTAACTCCTTTCGTTAGATTTGTAATAGGATTAGAAAGTGACCAGCAAATGCTGGTGGTGTAAGAGACCTTGATATCTTAAAAGATACCTGGTATAACTGCTCCGAATAGGATGTAGTTATGTACTGCTGCAAAGAAACCAATCATCGCTAGACGACCATTAACTTGCTCCGCATTTTCCCAATAGTTAACGTCAAGAACTTCTACTTGAGGTTCATGAGCAAACATGTTCTGCTTGCCATACTCAGTAGTAGTATAACGCTTCATGGTGTTTGTTGAGGATGTCATTCGTTTGTAAAGAAACGTAACATAATTATATAGGAAATATTAAATTTGTAAAGTATCTTAACAATACGGAGATCCGAACAGAGAAAAGGGGTGCTTATGCACCCCATAATGTTAACTTATATTACAATCATTTACTTATTCGGTCTACCGCACTTCTTGATTTCTCAAGGATGTCACCTCTCAGTGGTACATATCCTAACACAGATGCCTTCTCCTGATACTCAGTACTGAGTAACTTTGATAGAGTTTCCTTTACTGCTTCAGTCTTCTTACCATTACCAGTTTCATAAGCAAGTACCCAAGTCAGTGTAGCAATAGGATATGCACCCTTTGCTTCTGGGTTTGGATCTGTTCCTGCTAAGTTCTCATCTAATGTAATACCATTAAGTGATAATGCACCTGCCTCAACAGATGGTTTAACAAATTCACCATTCTTATTCTGTAGTGCAGCAGCAACTACTTCACCTCTAATATAGGACTGATTAACATATCCAATAGAACCTACCTGATTTCTAAGAACACCAGCAACACCAGCATTACCTTTGTTTCCTACACCTACAGGCCAAGGAACTGATTTACCTACACCTAGTTTCCACTTCTTACTGAATGCTTGCATAGAGTTTGAAAATGCAGCAGTCGTACCAGAACCATCAGACCTATACACCCAAGTCATTTTATGATCATCACATCCTACCTGTGACCAGTTGTTGATCTCACCAATAGCAATTTGTACTGCTTGTTCTTGTGTGAGTTTTAGATCACAACCAGGCATATTATAACCAAAGGCAATCGTACCTCCAGTCATAGGAATCTGAACTAGTCCTCTTTTTGCTTTTGCTATATCACTTTGCTTCATTGGATCATCGGATGCTCCGAAGTCCACTGTTTCATCGAGGAATGCTTTTCGACCTGAACCACTACCGATTGCTTGGTAGTTTACTCTGTGACCTCCTGACTTTGCAAAGTCGGAGAACCATCTACTGTATATCTTAGATGGAAATGAAGCACCTGCTCCTGAGAGTCTTGTTCGTGCTTCTGCACAACCAGGTACTGTGAGAGCAGCAAGTGCTGCTACTGCCAAAAATCTTTTCATGTGCCGATAAAAAGCAAATCCTTATATGTATCGATTAAATTTTTTTAACTTTACCAATTGTCCATGATTGCAAACCATGCCCATATATTCTTGCCTGAACATCTATTTCTACTTCTTTTGGAACTACTAAACAATATCCAATACCCATATTAAACGTGGTCTTCATATCTTCTTCTGGGATCTCACCTGCCAACATAATCTTACTAAACAGTTTAGGTAACTTCCAAGAATTATAATCTACCACTGCTGTAAGCCCATCGGGAATACAACGTGGAAGATTCTCTGGAATACCACCACCAGTAATATTTGCCATACCAAGTATAGGAAAATCTTCTAATAGATTTGCAACCAAAGGAGCATAAATGGTTGTAGGGGTAAGTAACTCTGGCATCTCTTTAAGAATTAATTGATGCCTCCAAAGCATATCTCTAATCAAACTAAATCCATTACTATGAAGTCCACTACTTTCGATACCAATAATAACATCACCTTCTTTAATTAAACTTCCATCTATTATTTCACTCTCTTCAACAATACCAGTACAAAATCCTGATGTATCTCTAATAGGATCTACCATACTCATTCTTCTTGGATGTTCTGCTGTCTCTCCACCCAATAAAGAACACTTTGATAACTTACACCCTTCTACTATACCATTAACTAATTCCTTTACTAACTCTCCATGTAGTTTTATATCTGATGTACAAATATAATCTAAAAAATATAATGGTTTCGCACCACATGTGATTACATCATTAACACACATAGCAACAAGATCAAGTCCTATACCACGCATAACAGATGGATTACCAGTTGCTCTCAATTCAGCAACATGAACTTTGGTTCCTACACCATCAGTACCAGAAACTAATACAGGTTTCTCATACCCAGAAGGAATTCTAGTCATTCCATTAAAACCACCATATCCACCCAAGACCTCAGGCCTATGGGTGGACTTAACGGTGTCTTTAATTTGATCTACAAAAGATCTTCCAGCTTCAATGTCAACTCCTACATCCTTATAGTTCATAATATCCTATCCTCTAACCAAGCAGTAATAGTAGCATCATACTCAGCAGTATGTCTGAATGCTTCTGCAGCAAATCGAGAACGTATCTGCTCAATCGTAATAGAAGAGTTACCTTTCAATATATCAAGAAAAATTCCATACTGTACTGGATTAGTTAATACAGTAACATCTTTCTGATTCTTTGCTGCTGACCTAACCATACTAGGGCCACCAATATCAATATTTTCAATTGCCTCCTCAAAAGTTACATCTGGGTTAGCAACTGTTTCTTTGAAAGGATATAAATTCACTGCAACAATATCAATGAGTCCGATATCATTTGCTTTGCGATCTATATCATGTACAGGATTGCCACGTTGAGCAAGAATACCACCATGAATCTTTGGATGTAATGTCTTTACTCTTCCATTCAGAATCTCTGGTGATCCTGTATATTCAGACACCTTGATTACAGGAATTCCTGCTGCTTGAAGAACAGCATGTGTTCCACCACTAGATATGATTTGATATCCAGAACGAACTAATCCTTCTGCAAAATCAACTATACCTTCTTTGTTTGATACACTCAGTAATGCGTAATAATTCATTTCTTTTTAAATACTCCTAGTTTAGCTAGTAACCACATTGTAACTATTGTCCATGCTATAACATACCACATAATTAACCTCCTGCTGGAACATTATCTTCCATTGGTGGAAGTCTTCCTAAGTATGGATCGTAATCAAATAACTCATCCCAATTAGAAATTTTATTTGATTCATTCTCCCAGAAATTTCTGAGTGCTTCTCTACTAGGAACATGGAATGCATCTATATGATCCTTTGGATGAATCATAGATTCCAATTCTTTAGGTGAGAATAAGAGTAATGGCATTGCAAATGAATTACCAGACTCATATATCAAATGCTCAGAACAACATCTTGGTTTCTGGTTCTGATCGATCTTATACTTATCACCTCTACAATGCATATTGATAATCTTTGTAGCATGATGTCTTGTAATCAAATAACA